TTGACAAAAACGGTAAATGCAATTACCGAAATTGTCGAACCTATACCAAAACACAACCAAAGTACTACTCAGAATACACCCATAAAGGTAATTTTGCCTTTTGAAGGATCTAAATTTTTAGAAGCGTGGCAGATGTGGAGGCAATACAAGAAGGTAGAAAAAGGTTTTATGTACAAATCTTCAATATCTGAACAAGCAGCTTTATTAAATTTACAAAAAATATCTAACCAAAATGAACAACAAGCAATCGAAATCATCCACAATGCCATCGCACAAGGGTGGTCAGGACTTTACGCAGATAAAAAAGCTAAAGCAAAAAAGGGATTTGATAACGACAAGTATCTCGCGCATCTCGACACGCTTTGAATTAACCCCTGCACAAGCGTGGGAATATGGCAGCAATGTTAGGGAGGCATTCAAGTACGAACCAAAAATGGTTCACGTTTCCCTTATGGCGATTTTAAAGGATGCGGTAGATTACTTAGATTTTAACAAGTCCTTCCGACACGAAGGCGATTACATAGAAGCTATCGACTATCTCATTAAAGAGTTTCCAGTAATGAAGATAGAAGAATGGAAGATTATCTGCATAAATTTAAAGGCAGGTAAATACGGGAAGATGTATGAACGTTTGAAGCTACCCGAACTTATAGAGATATTCCAACAATTCGAAGGTGAACGTGCTGAAATGCGTGAGAAACAAATGCGAAGGGATAAAGACGTACCACCATTACCAAATATAGATCCCGAACTTTTAAAGAAGTTATCTAAAGACCTGGCTTTGCCTGAATCCGACACGGATGAGAAAGGACGGTGGGATTTTATAGAACACCCAAACACCTCCGAATGATAAACTTAACGAACGAGGATAATATGAAGTTAATGGCTCGTTATCCTGACAATTACTTCGAGTTAGCTATTGTTGACCCTCCCTACGGGATAGGTGGTGGAACTAAAAAAACTGGCGGATTAAGTAAAAAAAATAGTATGACTAAATTTAAAAAACAAAATAAAAGAAAAGGATGGGATGATGAGATACCAACAGATAAATATTTTACAGAGTTATTTAGGGTTAGTAAAAATCAGATTATTTGGGGTGGAAATTATTTTTTAGACAATCTAAATAGTAGTAGGTGTTTTGTTGTTTGGGATAAAATGACTTATGTTCCAACTATGACGCAAATTGAATTAGCTTATACAAGTTTCAATGAACATTCAAAATTAATAAAAATAAATAGCAATCAATTAGACAGAACACACCCAACGCAAAAACCCGTTAAACTTTATGAATGGCTTTTAATGAACTACGCAAAAGAAGGGGGTAAGATTTTAGATACTCACTTAGGCAGCGGCTCAATAGCTATTGCTTGTCATAACTTAGGCTTTGACTTGGTGGGGTGTGAATTAGATAAAGAGTATTATGAAGCAGCGTGTAAGAGGTTAAAGCAGCACCAAGCACAACTGACAATGTTTTAGTATTTGGTAGATTAATTTTATTGTCGTAAATAGCGGAATGGCTGCAACGTTTTTTGTTTCCGTTATAGTAATTTCTTTTTTTGACATAGGGGTAGAGTATTTCGTGAACTCACAAATACGAGTGTATCCGATTATGTCTATCGTCTTTTCTCTTTTAGGTATGTTTCTATGAAGCGAAGCACCTTAGTTAAGAAGCTCGATAAGATATTTAGTATATGGATCAGGTCAAAAGACGCAGACCACGCAGGGATGGTCGATTGTTTTACGTGCGGAGTAATCAAGAATTGGAAGTACGAAATAGACGCAGGGCATTTTCAATCGCGTGGGAAGTACGCAACCCGATGGGAACCCTTAAATGTAAAGCCCCAGTGTAAACGGTGCAACGGATTTAGAGGGGGTGAACAATATCTATTTGCAAAAAACTTAGATGCCTTATATGGTGAAGGAACTGCTGAATGGTTAGAGTTTGAAAGCAATCAATCCGCACGATTTACGAACGATGAGTTGTTAGTAAAAATTAAACACTATACTGAGTTAGTGAAATCTTTGAAATAGATTCCGCAAATACGTTCTTACCTATATGATTCAAAGGTACATACGCGATAACTACGAATCTATCCTTGAGATAGCTAAAGTAATCACGAAAGGAAGGAAGCCCGACTACGAAGATTTAGCGCATGAGATAATGGTTATCTTATTAACGGGCAACCGTGAGAAGATGAATAGCTTAGTTAAAAATAAGAAGATAAAATTTTACATAGTTCGTGCAACTATAAACCAGTACCGCAGTTCATCAAGCCGATACTTTAAGAAGTACCGAAAAGAAACTACCGCAATACGCAAACAAACATCTTCTCTAACGGAACACTTAACGCACCTGAAGAATTTAGATTTAACTTATAGTAAGAACCATAACGAAGAAGTGTTACAATTTATAGACGAAAAGTTAAACGATGTGGAGTGGTTCGAAAAGAATTGCTTTGCTATTTATTACGGGGATGAATTAACTTTAGATTCTATGAGTGAACTAACTGGGATTAGTCGCAATACTTTATACCGTGCGATCCGTGACACAAGAAACTACATACAAGATGAAATCGAAAGCTCAAGGTTTAGGCGATAAAGTTGCAGCCGTAACAAAGGCAACGGGGATTGAGAAGATAGTAAAGACTTTCTTCGGGGATGATTGCGGATGCGATGAAAGGCGCGAACGCTTAAATAAGATGTTTAGCCGACCCGTAAAAATGATGGACGAAGAACAACGGAAGTTCTTTGCAGAAGAAATAATGACACGCTACAAAAGTGGTCAAAACTTAACCAAGCATATCGGGGATGAGTTTTATAAACTGTATGAAGAATTATTGAGTAAGAAGAAAAAAAGAACTACATGCACATCTTGTAATAAAAATATGTACATTGAACTTTTAAAAATCTATGAATCAAGTTGCGATGAATAATGTATATGAATGGATGTTGGAAAGGGAAACCCCTGCCATCAAAATCAAATCCCCAAAGGTTAAAGCCTTAATCTTTTGTCAAGAATCGGTTGAGAAAATTGGATGCACCTGGGAAGAAATAAAATCTAAAGACCGTAAAAGGAGGTTATCCGATGCGCGAAAGTGTGTTACGAAATACTTAATTGCTAACGGGTGGACTACGGAAGCAGCAGGGGAACAAATGAATAGACACTATTCTACGGTAGTGTATCAAAAACAAAAATGCAAAACGCTACTCGAATACGATGCAGACTTTCGTCATACGTGGCAAGAATTTACAAGGGTATGAGTAATAGAAAAAGTATGCGCGAAGCAAAGAAGCATCTAACCAATGCGCAAGACTACCTAATTTTTACGGTAGTAAAAGACAAGATTTTTGTGGACTATCAAAACAATTCGTCTTTGAATATCATAGGAGATTTAGCAGTAGCAAATAAAGACTTCGCTAACTACCTCGAAGAAGTTTTACGTGCCATTAAAAACCAAGAAGATGAAGACGCAAAAGGTTCAGATTGAAACCATAAAGTTAGATCCAAGCAACCCACGTTCGATAACGAAGGAAGCCTTTGAAAGACTAAAGAAAAGCATAACGGACTTTCCTGAAATGCAATCGGTTAAACCCTTAGTAGTAGCGGATGGGTATGCCCTTGCAGGTAATATGAGGTTACTGGCTTATAAAGATTTAGGATACCGTGAGCTTCATGTTTTAGATGTGTCAGAATGGTCACAAGCGAAGCGTGATGAGTTTATGATTAAAGACAACACGCACTACGGAACGTGGGATTACGATGCCTTAGCAAACGAATGGGAAACGTTACCCCTTACCGATTGGGGTTTGGATGTATGGGAACCCGAAATAGAAGAATTAAAAGAAGAAGCACCCCCCACTTTTTTAAGGGGAATTAATATCGACTTTATTATGGAAGATTATGATGTTGCTAAAGAGCTTTTAGAATCGTTTAAGAAATCAGATACTTACATAGGCGCAATAGTATTAGAGGCACTAAGAAAGCAGTTTAAATAACTTTACAAAACTTGACAAAATGAAAGTATCGGATGCAGAGTTTTGGAGTGAACTAAGAAAGAATAAAGCACTCTATACAAGGACGGCAAGGGCGTTAGAATTAAAGTACAATATTACGTACACAAGACAAGCGGTAAAGCATAGGGCAGAAAAAGACTTAGACCAACTTAACGACATAGTAGAAGAAAACTTAGACGTAGCCGAAGAAGTACATCATAATCTAATGATGAGCCAGGACGAGAAGATTCAGATAAAGGCAACACAGTTTTATTTGAAAAACAAAGGCAAGTCAAGGGGGTATGTAGAGAAACAACAAATAGAGATTAACGAACCGAAGCCGTTTAAGTGGTTCGATGACGAGTGAAGCAACCGACTACATATTACCAAGCTAAGAAGTCAAAGGCTAAAATACAAGTCCATCAAGGCGGTTCGCGTAGCGGAAAGACCTTCTCACTTTGCCAGGTTTTAATACAGCTTTGTTTTAGGAATAGAAATGCAGGGATAGTTATCACGATAGTACGCAAGACGTTTCCTGCTTTACGTTCATCCGTTATGCGTGACTTCATGCAGATACTTACCGAAGGGGGAAACTACTATGAAGAACACCACAACAAAAGCAACGCTACCTATAACCTATTTGGCAACCTAATTGAGTTTATCAGCACCGACCAACCCCAAAAACTAAGAGGACGTAAAAGAGATATTTTATACGTAAACGAGTGCAACGAAATAACATTGGAAGATTGGAGGCAGTTGCTACTCAGAACAACGGGAAGGATATTTATAGACTACAATCCATCGGACGAGCATCATTGGATCTATGACCATATCTTAGAACGTGAAGACGTGGACTTTTTCCAAACCACATACTTAGATAACCCATTTTTAGAGCAATCCGTTATAGACGAGATAGAACGCTTTAAAGAAACGGACGAAAACTTTTGGCGTATCTACGGTCTTGGTGAACGGGGGGTTAATGTGTCGGCTATATTCCCACAATGGCAAGTCGCTGAAGCTATTCCTGAACGTGCTAAGTTGGTAGCATATGGATGTGACTGGGGGTTCACGAATGATCCAACCGCAATCGTTTCGGTGTGGCGTGAAGACTATTCTTTATACATTGAAGAACACCTTTACAAGACGGGATTAACGAACCGAGATATTAGTTTAGAGTTAGATAAATTACACTTAGATAGAACGCCAATCATTTGCGATAGTGCCGAACCTAAATCTATCGAAGAACTGCACCGTTTAGGACATAACGTTAAGCCGTCCAAGAAAGGACCTGATTCAATTCGGTTAGGAATTGACATAATGAAACGTCACAAGATATTCGTATTGAAGGATTCTTTAAACGCACAAAAAGAGTTCCGCAATTACCGATGGGAGGTTGACCGAAACGGGGTGCAACTAAATAAACCAATAGACCACACGAACCACATTATCGATGCAGTCAGGTATGTATGTATCAACCGCATCGGAACTTCTTACTCAGGCAAATATTACATTTCGTGAATGAACTCACTTAATCGCATAACCAAAAGTGAACACGCACGTTTTACGTAAACCCGCACGATTCCCGCACAAAACCCGTAAACCCGTAAATACCACCTTAAAACCCGCAAACCTCGTAAACTTTCCCAATCTTCCCAATCTTCCCAAAAAATGAAAATAACCGTACCCGATTCACTTGCTGACATAACCGTTAAGCAATACAAACTTTTAGCCGAACTCAACTTAGATGAGAAATCTACCGAGTGGATAGTGGAGGCTATTTGTATTATGTGCAACCTATCCAAAGAAGAAACCAACCAACTGACTATTCCTGAAATGGAAAAGATAAGCAGTATCATTAGTCGCATAAATGACGCTGACGGGCAAGACGAAAAGTTAGTATCGAAATTAGATTACAAAGGGAAGCGGTATGGATTCCATCCGAACCTTTCCAAGCTAACGGTAGGAGAGTTTGCAGATTTAGAAACGTATTGCTCACAAGGTTTATTTGAAAACTTAGGTTACATAATTAGCATACTGTACCGACCTATCAAAACCGAAGCAGGGGATTTCTACACGATAGAAGACTACAAAGGTGACGGAAACCCAACCTACTGGGATGATTTAAAGATGGATGTAGTAATGGGTGCTATCAATTTTTTTTTGTCTATAGGCGTGATATTAACGAAAGATTTAGCCAACTCTTTAGTGGAGGAGGAGAAGGTAATTTGATTGCTGAGAAGTGGGGGTGGTATTCTACGATCCATTTTCTTGCAGGGGGTGACCCGTTGAAAATAGAGGCGGCAACTGAAATTGAAATAGAATCGGCTTTTACGTTTTTATCTTATGAACAAGATAACAGTCGTAAAGACAAAGCACCTGACGTAAGCCAATACCGATGAAATCATACAAACAGATAGTAGAACTTTTAGAAGACATAGAAGAAAAGCACTTAATCCTTCAATCGTTTCATGCTGGACCTTTAGACCAGGTTGATATTGCAAAACTCGGACAACCCGATTATCCACTTTTGTACTGCGAGATAATGGGGGTAACGATAGATAACGGAACGCTTACATACGACCTTGAATTGTTGGTAGCGGATATGATTCTACCTGACCTAAAGAATAGAACGCAAGTGTATTCAGATACCCTTCAACTGCTGCACGATGTATTAGACCAATTTATTCAATCATTAGCAAATAGCAACACAACGGTAGATAACGACTACAAGTTTGATTTACCTGCTTCGTGTACACCTTTTACGGCACGATTTGATAACGAGCTTACGGGGTGGAGTGGTTCTTTTTCTATTGAGGTGTCTAATTCTAACGACTTATGCATAGCACCGTATGTCTAAACCTACGATAGAAATAGGGGGTAAGACATACCCAATGACTAACCTAAACAAGACACTTGAAAAGATAGGTAAGATGTGGCGTAAGAACGCACGTATTTCTTTACGTATGCAAGGCAAAGTAAACACGGGTGCGTTGTATGAATCTATCCCCGTAATTGTAGGAGAAGATGCAAACGAATATTATGTAAACATAACCCCTCAAGTTGATTACTGGGAGTTCGTAGATAAGGGAGTACAAGGGGCAAGTAGAAACATCTTCGCAAGGCAGTCCGAATCGCCTTTTAAATTTGGTGCAAATAAAACGCGAGGCCTACGAGGTGGGATTGATAAGTGGGTTATTCAAAAGGGCATACAAGGCACACGCGATGCACAAGGTAGATTCACCCCACGTAAGTCCTTAGTGTACGCTATTTCAAACGCGATTTGGCATAGAGGGTTAAAGCCTTCTTTCTTTATTTCGGACACCTTAAAACGGCTTAAACCGAAAGCGATGCAATGGTTAGGGTTAGCGTTAGGTCAAGACATAGCCAACGCGATTAAAGAAAGTTTAACACTTAATAAAAATATAGAAGCGAAATGAGTATGACAAAAGAATATGGACCAAGTACGGGTTATGTACATGGTGCATTTGAACCGATAACTTTTGTAGTAACATCTACGGAACAAGCAGGGGGAACTTTTTTTAAGTTTAAATACATAGCGGATATTTACGTAGAGAATACATCCTCACCCTATGCTTATGCTTTACAAGCACGTATTAAAATCGAACCAAATGGAGCGGGGGCGGGAGTGTTTAGAGTAGATAAAATCATAGCGGATTACGTTGCTATAACCACGGGTGATTCATCAGGGACTTTACTATACGGGTTTGTAAGTGATACCATCCATACTTTAGGTTCTAACTCAACGACTAAAATATGGGTAAATAATGACGGCACAAACTATCGAAAGATAAAGGTAAACTTCGGGCAAGAATATTCCACTACTGCCACTACCGCACCAACTGAATATCTTGATGTAATTCCTGACAACTATATTAGTTGTGTTATGAGTGCAGGAATGCAAATGCCAAATACTTGGGATGAAGGTGGTGTCTATACTACCAACATAGCAGCTTCTCAAAGTGCAGTTTATCTATCTGACTTTTTCCCTACTGCTTCCACCAAAAAGATTTTAAGCGATAGAGAAACCACTACCGAATACACTTCTACTTTAGCTTCTAACGTTAGTGTAATAAACCAAGACGTAACGAATTTCGAGTGGAGAACTTTAGGGGTGCTTATGGATGACGGGCAACCCGTTTATTCGAGTGCTATAAGTTTCTATGTGGCTTTATTTGATTCAAGCGATTCACAACTCGATGCAAATTGGTTTACCGCAGGAACAGACGGGGGAACTACCCCTGCCAATTCTGACCAAGACTTTGAAAGGTTGCAATACGTAGGAATAGGACCACGTAATTTAACTGCTCAAACAATAGATGCAGGATTTGCCACATACTTTAACGCAGGAACCGTAGCGTACTACGAAGTTTTTTTTATGGACGATAGCGTTACCGTACCTGCAAATGGAACAACCGCAAACATGGCTTCCCTATGCTATCGCTTTACGGTTAAACCCGCTTCATGTATTTATAGAAATCTAAATGGATCAAACAAATACAACTACGTAACTTTAGCATGGCAGAACTCTTTGGGTGCTTGGGATTACCAGGCGTTCGCTTTAAAGCATCAGAGAACCACAAGCAATATAGAACGCAAGACCTTTGACCAAGTAGCAGGAAATTGGGATACGGCTAATACAAGCGTTCAATTTGCTTATCGAGGTGATGAGGGTGGGGTGACCACTACTCAGATAGAAGCACGGCAAACGATGGTAGCTAATACGGATTTGTATAACGAAGACGAAGTTGCTTTTTTAGAGAACCTTTGGCTATCCCCAAAAGTGCAACTACTCAACTATGACGGCTCTGCTATCCCGATAACTTTAACGGATAAAAATTGGATACGTAAAAACAACTTAAACGAAGGGGGTGCTTTTACCTACCAAGTAAAGTTTGAATATGGTAAACAAAGACCTACGGTACGATGATTGAACTATTTGCCTACGACCAAAGATACAAGAAGCAACAACTTTTAGATATTGAAGAAGCAGGATCTATCTCTTTAAATTATGAGATAGGAACGGCAGGGGATTTAGTTGGCAGAAACAGCCCATATTCTCAAACCTTTAACCTTCCCTTTACTTCTACTAACAATAAGTTCTTTAGGCAGTTTTATAATATCAATGTAGAAACGGATATTAATTTAGGAGTAAGTGCATCTTCAGCTTTTGACGCTGACCTAAAAACTACTTGCGGTATTCACGTTGATGGCATACCAGTTATTTCGGGAATGTTTCAACTTATTAGTTGTTCGTTAGAGCAACGAGTTTATAAGATAGCAGTGTATGGAAACGAAGCCAATCTTTTCCAAGCTATAAAAGAAAAGAAACTAATTGATGCTTTTAAATATGGTGATTCTTATGTTACCACTTATAACGTTGATGTAAACGATACGAACATAATTGATTCGTGGACTTTGACAAATGACGTAACACAAGGGGGAATTGGAAATGGGGTTATAATCTTCCCACTTATAGACTACGGGTTTGTTGGTGATTACAATTTTTTATGGTTGGAAAATAACGGTTTTTCTAATACGGGGTTAGCCGAACCAAACTTTCTACAAGCTCAAGATTTTAAACCTGCTATTCAATTACGAGCATTATTTGAGAAGGTAATTAACGAAGCAGGGTTTACCCTTGCATTAAATTCCTTTATAACATCCGATGCTTTTTCTAAGGCATATATGACTTTAGGAACGGATAGGGAAAGTATGGCTACGACTACCCTACACCAAAGTCAGGTAGGTAATACCGCATCTACCAACATACTTACATGGGGTGCTTTAGGTTCACAGATTAACTCCTGGCAACCAATTCTATTCCCCACTCAGTCGGGTGCAGGGGCATCAAGTAACCCCCCTTTATTTTATGATTCAAATGACGATTGGAATGTAGCAGGTGAATATATTTTTCCTTATACGGGTGCATATAACGGGGTTATAAACGCAACTTTCGATACGGGTCCTGCTTCTTTAACTAATGGTGCTACGGTGCAAATGATGGTAGAGGGTTCGTTTGGAACTAATACTTTATCCCCTACCATTGATTTGGTAGGTAATAATGGAGGTGCTGCAATAGTTTCAAGTCACACCTTAAACTTTACCGTTCAAGGAATAGCAGGGGAAACACTTACCGTTAAAATGTTAGCATATACTTCGGTAGGGTTTAGTGTTGACCTTTTAGCCGCAGGAACATTTTGTACGATTGTTTCTACGGGTTCTTTGGCAGGGATTTGTGATACACCTGCTAACCTACCTGATATTTCTCAAACCGATTTTATAACGGATATTCTACAAAGGTTTAATTTAGTTGTAGTATCCGAAGAAAGCAATAGTCGGAATCTAACAATTATGCCCTGGCAGGATTACATAGATTCAGGCACAAGGAAAGATTGGACGCAGAAGTTAGACCTTTCCCAAGAACGCACTATTGAACCTACTACTAAATTCAAAAAGCAATTTATAAAGTTTTCAGATTTAGAAGACGAAGACAATAGAAACGTAGCTAACCAAAACACCTATGGTAAAGTATTTGGAAGCTATACGCAGAAGATGAACGGGGATTTTTTAACGGGTAATTTAGAGAATAAATCTATCTTCTCACCCTTCCACGTTAATCCCGTTCCTACTCAAGCAGCTAATGCAGGTTCAGACGCACCTAATTTAGTTATCCATCAGGGTTATGCCTTTGGCACTACTGGTCCTTTGGCAAGTTGTAAACCAAAACTTTTTTACCATAACGGGTTAGAACAACTCCAAGCAGATGATAGAATTTATGTAGGCTTAACGCAGTCTTATAGCTACCCACTTTGTTTACCTTACTATAACGCAGGGGCACAAATGGCAGAAGATTCACCGATGTTATATTGGCAGTTCCAAACCCCGAACTCATGGGGTGGAGTTATCTATGGAACTACCCCAAGCTCTGAGGGGTATTTTAAGCGGTATTGGCAGCAGTTTCTTATGGCCTTTTATGATTCTAATGCACGGGTGCTTAACTGCTCTTTATACCTTACCGCAGCCGATATTCATAACTTTAAATTTAACGATGAAATAGTAATAGAAGATACTGCATATCGTGTTTTAAACATAGACAACTACCAACCTAACGCAAATATCCCAACTAAAGTTCAACTCTTAAAGAAGATATTTAATGTTAATGCTTTACAAATTACTGATGTAGCGGCTGACTGCGAAGCATCCCCCGTTGCTTTATTTGAAAGCGGAATAGTACAATTTCAAAATGATGTTACGGGGGCAACCGTGACGAGTGAAGTATGCTGCACCGAATACAATTACTTTTGGGATGGAACGGAGTGCTATTGGAACTACGGAGGCGGTGGTGGAGGAAGCGGTGACCCTACTACTGGACTTGGTGGGTGGAATCCACACGGTGTTCCTACGGACGATACCATAGGGGGTATAGATGATTTGAAAGGAGTAGGTGGTTTTCATACTCGTAAAAGAGGTGGAGTAGGTAATATCAACCCCGTACTCGGTGAACACTCTACACGAGGTCAAAACGTAGAAAGTATAGCCAACTCGGTAAATAAAACTTTCGTCTATTACGCCACAAGTAAATCCGATACCGCAACCATCGCTACCCCAAATGGAATAGAAGGGGAAAAGTCAGGGCTACAAATTCCGTTGGATACTATGGCACGATTTATCGTTAGGGCGTTAAGCGTTCAAACTCACGTACTCACGGGAGGCTCAGGTTCGTTTGGTTCTTCTGCTTTCCAGGTGTGGACTTTCTTAGTTAAAAATGTCGGTGGAACGATTACCGTTGTAGGAGGTTCTGAACAAACTGACTTCCAAGAAGCCGATGCCGATGCAGGAACACGCACGTTAGATATTGTCGGGGCAGCAGGTAAAGGAGGATTTGCAGGTAATAGGGGTGTAAATATAGAATGCACGGGTCCTGCTGATTCGCTTGTAGCATGGCACTTAGACTGCGAGGTAACGTATATGGACTTTGCGTTTACTAAGAGCTTAGACAATTTGATTTTAACCGAAGACCTAAATTATTTAATTACCGAAAACGGGTACTATTTAGAACAAGAATGAAACAATACATAGACAACGTAGGAAAGTCAATGCCCTACACTTTAAAACTCGCACAAGAAAAGGAAGTAATAGAAGATAACTACTCTTTAATCCTTTACGGGTATTATCAGTACACGGGATTGCGTGGTTTTTTTAAGAAGGTTAGACAAGGAATAAAAGCAAGGAACAATGGCTGAGAAAATAGAAGTAGGAGTAACAATAAAAGGAACTGAAAAGGTTTCATCTGATTTAACCAAGATAGATAACGCTACCGAAAATTTAGGTGAAAGCGTTAATATGGCTTCGGGTGCTTTAGATAGAATGACGGGAGGGGCTTTAACTGCCTTTTCAGGAATATCTAAGGGGGTAAAATCTGCTATCGTAGGCATGAAGACCTTTAGGGGTGTTATGATTTCTACGGGGATCGGTGCGTTAGTTGTAGCGGTTGGTTCTTTGGTTGCTTACTTTACCCAAACCCAAAAGGGTGCAGAGAAGTTAGAGATTGCTATGGCAGGGGTAAAGATAGCCTTTGCCAAATTAACGGATGTAGCATCCGATTTAGGTGAAAAGATTCTATGGGTATTTACCGAACCCGAACAAGCTATAAAGGATTTATGGGGTACGATTAAAACTTACTTCGTAGATAAGTTTAACGAGGTGATAAAGTCGGTGGGGTTATTGGGTTCTGCTTTTGTCAAGCTATTTAACCGCGACTTCTCAGGTGCGTTAGCAGATGCCACGCAAGGGGCGAAGGGTTTATTTATGGAACTCACACCACTTGGGGTAGCCATCGAAACGGTAGGTGCTATTGTCGAGAATGTTACTCCTGCACTTACTGAATTAGTGGATGAAATCGGTAAGGCTATTAGTGAAACTGATAAACTAACAAACCGTTCTATCCAATTACGTAAAGACCAAAGAAGTTTAGCTTTAGCTTTTGCTGAAGGTAGAGCGCAAATAAAAGAGTACAACTTAATAGCAGAAGACACCAACCAAACTTTAGAAGATAGATTAGAAGCAGCGCAAAAGGCTATTGATATTGAGAAGGGTCTAATGGCAGAACGTCAAAGGATAGCACAAGAAGAAGTTGACATTCAGAAAGCGAAAATGGCTCTAAGTGAAAACGTAGAAGCCGACCAACAAAAGCTCGTTGATTTAGAGGTTGCATTAATAAATATCAGAACGGAATCGGCTGAGATGCAAACGACTTTGAATAACAAGTTAAACATCATACGCCAACAAACCGCAGCAGAAAAAGCCGCAGAGATGAAGACCTTTTTAGATGGGTTAAATGAGATGGGTAAAGCGGAAGAAGTAGCAAAATTACAACGTCTAAAAGATTTAAAGATAATTAAAGATGCAGAAGAAGCTACTGCAAAAGCGGTACGAGCTGCAAGACTTGGGGTAGTAGCGGCAGGATTTGACGCTTTAAAATCTATGGCAAAAACCGAAGAAGGGCAAAAGAGGTTGGCCATATCACAAATCTTAGTAAACCAAGCTATCGCTATGTCTGAGGCTATAAGAGGCGCACAAATAGCAGCAGCCGCAACTGGTCCTGCTGCCCCAGTTATGTCACCTTTATTAACTGCACAAATGTTAGCTATCGTCTTAGGTGGGTTTGCTTCAATAAAAGGGGTAATGAACCAAGCAGGGGCATCATCGGGTGCGGTAGGTACATCTTCAGGGGGAGGTGTTAGTGCGGGGGTGCAATTAGGATTAACACCAAACATAGAGGGAGTAACCCAAATTCAAGAACCCGTTGCACCCGTTAAAGCTTTTGTAGTTCAAAGTGAATTAGCTGACGAAAG